GGAGCTGTGCGAAGCCCGTCTTGAGGGCCTCCACTCCGGTGCGAACCGCGTCGAGGATCGGCGAGAAGCGCCCCAGAGCACCGGAGACGTTCTCGACGAGCCCTTCGAAGCCGTGCGAGTCCGTGGCTCCGTCGAACAGACCGGAGATGAGGCGAGACAGACGCCCAAGCAGCTCGATGGGGGAGACCAGCAGGCTCGGCAGGCTCTCGAAGAGCGCTGTGAAGCCTCCCGCCTTTCGGATGGCCTCATCGAGCGAGACGAGGAAGTCTCCGATGGATCCTGTGAAGTCCAGGAATCCCCCGGAGCCATTCGACACCACTCCCAGCAGATCGGAGATCGCTGAGAATATGCCCTGGACGAACTGCTTGCCGATGTCGAGCACCGCGAACAGCCCAGCGAACGTCCGCTGGAGGTTCTTCGCAGTTTCTGGTCCGATTTTGAGCTGTTCGGCGAAGTTCGCGAACCGGACCGTCAGGTCGTAGAGCTGCTTCCCAGTGGTGGCCGGGAAGATGTCTCGGAAGGCCGTCTTGATCGGTCGGACGACCGAAACGAGGCCCGCGAAGGCGTTCTTGATGCCCTCGATGAGCTTGTCACGCCCCCCGAGCTCCTTCCAGGTGTCCAGAAGGGCGTTGCGAGCCTTCGACTGCCCCTGGACGAAGCCGCCGATGGTGTTCGACAGCCCCGTGAAGAGCGTCTTGGCCTCGCCGAAGTCGCCGAAGACGGTCTGCCAAGTCTGCGCCCAGCCTGAGCCGATCGCTTCCTTGGTGGTGTCCAGCAGACCAGAGAGGGTCTTGACCTCCGTGGCCGCGTGGACCGCCATGGTGGCCTGCTGCTTGACGGCCTTGACACCTGCTGCATCGAAGCCCTGCGCTGCGATGGTGGCATCGTCCACGTCGCCCGACAGGTTCTTCAGGGTGTTCGTCAGGACGTCTGAAGTCAGCCACGGAGGCGGAGCACCTGGGATGTTCGCGATGGAGTTGCGGAACGAGTTGCCGTTGATCTGGAGGGTCTTCATGGGACCCACCGCCTTCACGGCGTTGCCGTCCAGCTCGCCCATCGCTACCGCGGTCTTGGCGAGGGCCTTCTGGAAGACCGCACCGCCCATGCCCGCGTTGACGACCGAGTTCCAGTCCTGCAGACCGACCCGACCGGCCGAGATCGCCTGCGACAGCTGGTACATCGCCGTCGAGGCCTGCTGCGAGTTCGACCCCGAGAGCGCCGCGAGGTTCGCGATACCCTTGATGGCCCCGACCGAGGTGTCCAGGTCCACACCGGCGGCCGTGAAGGTGCCGATGTTCCGAGCCATCTCGGAGAAGTTGTAGATCGTCTTGTCGGCGTAGTGGTTGAGCTCGTTGAGCGCCTTGTTGACGTTCGTGAGTCCAGAGTTCTTCTGACCATCCGTGTTGGCCAGGATCGTCTGGATCGAGTTCATGTTCGTCTCGTACTCCTTGAACCCGCCGATGGCGGAGTTCAGGCTCAGAGACTTGGCGATCCGGGCGCCCTGCGAGGCCGCCTGCGTGGCGATGTTGCCCAGAGCGACCGCGGCCGCCCCCTGGAGGACCGAGAACTGGCTGGACGCCGAGGCGACCGCCTTCGTGATCCCCGGCAGGGAGACGGACTCAGACGCTCGATCGATCCCCGCGAAGGCCTTCTGCGGCGCGTTGCCGAAGTTGAAGACCCCTCGGATTCGACCGAAGGCGTTCTGAAGGCCGGTGAGGTTGACTCGATCGGCCGCCGCGGAGATCCCAGAGAATATCCTCGGGACCTCGGGGAAAGACAGCTTCGACTTGACGTTGGCGATCGCGTTCTGCAGGCCCTGGAAGCGGACCTTGGACGACGAGGTCTCGAGGTTTTCGAGGCCCTTCACCTTCGACATGCCGTCGATGGTGGTCTTCAGACGGCCCAGCGAGGCCATGGACGTCGCCAGTGCCCGCTCGAACTTGTCGTTCTCGAAGGCCATGGAGACGATGCGCTCGTCGATGCTGCGTGCCACTACTGAGTCACCACCTTCCACATGTCGTTGGCCATCTGGTCGAATATGTTCTTCAACGCCGGGTTGATGTAGTCCTCACCTTGGATGTAAGTCCCTTGACGGGTCCCGTGTCCGTATTGGAGGAGAATCGCCACCGGTACGCCTCCCGCCATGTGCGAGTTGTACCAGTGAATGGCGAAATATCCCGGGCGCTGGGCGATCTCGAAGTACCAGGAGTCCCGCGTTTCGGCGGAGTCGACTGGTGTGGCTGACCGCAGGGCTTCCACCCCGATGGGACCGTACTTCTCCAGCACCCGGAACTGCTCTCGGCGCTTCATGCGAGCTGCGAAGGCGTCGAAGTTCTTGAAGGAGCCTCGACTCGTCACGCGGATCAAGGCTCCTCCTCTCAGACGCCGTCGGGGTGGCTCGAGCCGTAGACGATGTAGTGCGCGTCCACGAGGAGCCGAACGGTCTGCCCCGGCTGGACACCCGTCAGGCTCCACAGCGCGTTCCCGCCATCCACCAGGTGGATGCCGAAGTGCAGCGGGAAGTTGGGCGACCGGGACCTCTCGGCGTCCGGGTTGGCCATGTCCGGCGTGAGCCACATGACCGATCGCCCGACCTTGACCGGCGTGTAGCCCGGGTTGCTCGGCACGGAGAGGGTGATGTCCCCGTACGTGTTGTAGCCCCACGACTGCGAGGGCAGCCCGTCCTGGGCCGTCTGGCGTCCGGACAGGACGATGTTCGGGTTGACGTAGACCAGGTCGTCGAGCGTCTCCCCCGCGGCCGGCCGGGTCAGGAAGATCTCCTGGTCCCACTCGTAGCGAGGGTTGCCGTCGGACTGGGTGTTGTTGGTGATCGCCGAGAGCGGGATCTTGGGCCAGCCCTTGGACTGCCCGCCGTCGAAGCGGACGGTGTCCAGGAAGGCCGGGTTGGCCAGGATGATGCGACCGTCTTTGGCCACGAGGATGCCCGTGGTACCCGATCCCTTGTAGAAGTTCGCGGGAACGGAGATGACGCCCGACGGGCGGTAGCCCTGGGGGAGGATGGCCACGGTTCCTGAGCCGTAGATGGCTCCTCGGAGGTAGACCATCCCGTTGCTCGCCTTGGCGTACTGCGGGTTGTCCAGGTCCTCGGAAGGATCCGGCTTGATCGCCCCGTTGAGCATGTCGAGGTCGTGCCACTCCAGGGGAGCGTCGCCGGCCCCGCCGTCCTTGCCGTCCTCTCCGCGCACGGAGCCGACAGCGATCTCCTCGCCGTTGGCCAGGATGAGGACGAGACTCGAACCCTGGAGCTCGGCCTCGGAGATCATCTTGCCCGCGACTTCCTGCATCTTCTCGGCCGTGAGGCCGGTGACTGTGCCCATCTAGGCCTCCTCGGTGATCGTGTAGCTGTCCTCGTCGCTTTGAGTCACGACGACGCGGGATACGGTGAAGACACCATCTCCGTTGTCCACCACAGAGGGTCCTGTGGCGGTCCAGGTGCCGTCGCCGTTGTCGGTGATCAGCGTCTTGCCGGTCGGGTTCGTTCCCCCGGAGCCAGAACCGGTCGGCTGGGGGAGGACGATGAGCTGGGCCCAGGTCCCCTGATCCGGGAACTCCGATCCGTCGTCCATCACGATGGGCATTCCGATGTCAAGCACCTCACCCGCCTGGATGACGTGGTTGAGCAGGGCGCCCTGATCGTCGCGCATCACGATGGGGACTTGGAGACCGACCTCGAAGGTGTAGAGGCCCGTTCCCTCGGTCAGCCCGATCTCAGACCGGACCTTCATGATGAACGACGAAATATCGCCGGCCTGGAGCTCGAACTGCTTGCCCTCGAAGCCGTCGGGGATCGTGTGGAAGTAGATGAAGCCGTTCTTGACCGTCTCTTTGGTCGTCTCCCGGTAGGGATCGGCCGTCGTGGCGTGCAAGCTCGTCGGTCCGGTGCTCTGGTACGTGTCGTACACACCAGGCTGACGAGAATATGGCTGACCGGGCTCAGGAGTCGGGTCTGGATCAGGATCCGGGTCGGGATCGGGGTCAGGGTCGGGATCCGGATCAGGATCTGGGTCGGGGTCAGGATCGGGGTCCGGTTCCGGGTCGGGATCCTCAAGCGGGGGATCCGGTGTGCCGCCCCCTGCGCCGATGAGCGCCTGGATTGCCGCGATGTTCGGCAAATATGCGCGCGTCGTCGCCGTGCCGTAGAGGATGGCCTCCAGGGCAGCCCACACTTCCGCCGACACCTCGGTCGACTTGATGGAAATATGAGCGGTGGGGCGCCGGTTGGAGATGATCTCCTCCGGTGTGGAGCTCAGCTTCCACGCGAACTCAGAGGCCTCAGGCGAACCGCCCAGGGTCGAGAGCGTCCGGGTGTCCGGCGTCGCGTGGAGGTGGTAGAAGATGTGGAGGATCCGGCCCAGATCCACACCGCGGACGTCGTTCCCGAGGATCGTCTGGTAGGACAACCCGAAGGCCAGCGCGTACTGCTCGTGGAAGTAGAGCCCGTTGCCCGAAGTCGCAGCCCCTTGACAGGCCTCGAACTCGTCGGGGTAGGTGAAAGCACGCAGGGTGCCCTCGAAGTCGCCCAGGATCTGCTGGTCCAGGAACTTGATCCCGTCCTGCCAGTACCCCTGGGTGGAGCGGTTGGACCCCTCGTCGACGCCGGTGAGGCCGTTCCAGACGACCGCCTCGTTCGGGAGGTACAGCACGCCGCGATCGATGCCGGTCTGGAACGTCTTCTCTCCCGGCTGGTCCCAGCTCAGCTTCGTCATCGCACCTCCTCTCTATCCCTTGGTTCCGAGCCGCGCCTTTCGCTGCTCGTTGAGTTCTCGGTTGTGGCGGGCGATCTCCGCCTTGCTCATCGGCTTCGGCTTCTGCTGCTTCGCGTTGGCGATGCGGATGAGGGTCATCAGCCGGTTGAGATGCCAGTGCTCGCATTCGAAGGGGATCCCCAGGGCGGTCATCCAGTAGTAGATGAGCTCCGAGGTGATCACTTCCGAGCTACGACCCCGGCCTCCCTTCTCGGAGAACCAGGTTGCGGTCATCTTCCGGTTCATGTACTCATTGATGGCCTCGAAGTTGTCTGCATCGAGGTCCTGGAGGAAGTCCCCCGGAGGAATGTCACCAACGACCATGCACTTCACGTAGGCAAGGATCTCCTGTTCATCCTTACTTTCATTCGAGAGGAACGGCTTCTCGAAGATCTGCTCCCATTTTGACACGGAGGCCAGAGAATGCTCCAGCGTCAGTTCCACTCCGCCCTGTGAGGTGAAAGCCTGCTTCTCCTCGTCGAACATCTCGGTGGAACCAACGGTGATCTTGAGCATCTCTGGCCTCCTGTGTCAGCGGGGTCCTACGGCGTGACGGGCGCCGGCGTCGTGTCGAACAGCGCGATGATGTCCTCCGGCGTGGGGAGGGTCGCCGGCGTGTCGTCGTCGCCGTAGAGGAGGTTCTCCAGGTCCTCCAGGGCGTCCGCGTCGACCTCGGTCGAGTCGATGACGATCAGGGCCGAGGGCTTGAGGGGCTCCGGCATCTGGACCGGCGTCGTCGTGAACTCCCACGAGAACGAGGCCGCCTCGGGCGAGTCGTTGACCGTGGCGTAGGCCCGCTCGGACGGAGACGCCTGCGCGCCCCAGACCAGGTGCAGCTTGTAGCCGTAGTCGGTGCCGCGGGTGTCGTTGCCGATCAGCGTTCGGTAGCACAGCCCGAAGACCGCGCGGCCCTGCTGGCCGACGTAGACGCCCGGGGCCGGCGTCGCCGTGCCGTCCGCCTGCGCGAACGAGTCGGGGTAGGTGAACGCCTCGATGGTCCCGCCGAACTCCTCCGCGGAGAGGAGGTTCGCGTAGACCTGGTTGTCCGCGTACTGCTTGTTGGACTCGGCGCCCGAGGGCGACTCCGTGACGGTGGTCAGGCCGTTCCAGGCCTCGCCGTCCGTGTAGTCGCCGTCGTCACCGGCCAGGTAGAGCACGCCCCGGTCGATGCCGGTCTCGAACTCCTTCTCGCCCTGCTGGTCCCACGTGATCCTGGGCATAGGTGCCAGGCTCCTTTCAGAAGAAGAGGTTGAACACGTCGTGATGCAGTCCGTCGGCCACGAAGTGGCGTTCGAACCTTGAGTACGGCAGGTCCCACACCTTCTGCCAAAGGGGTGAGTCAGGCGAACGGTCGATGACCGTCACCGTGTAGCGGATCTTGCCCGCATACCTCGCGTTGTCCGCGAAATATGACTGGTCGCCGGCGCGATCGTAGACGATGCACGGGTAGCGCATGTCCAGATTCACCGGTGGCTGGAAGTAGACGTGCTCTGAGAGCCCTTCCAACACCGTCTGGAGCTCATCCCTGGGGGCCATGGTACACCTCCCCCAGGGCGAGGAGCAGGCGGGGCCGCTGGACTTCCACATCAGTGACTGTCCAACAAGTCCCCGCCCACTCGACGTACCGGATGGCGAAGAAGTGCTCATGCGCGTACGCATCAGCCACGATCGAGATGGAGTTCCCGACTGACAGGTCGGGATTGACCGACGCCCCTTCACGGAGCGTCCGACTTGTCCGGGTCACGTCACCAAAATATGACCTTTTGGTGATGCTGTCCTCCCAGACCCCGGGCTTGGTCTCGATCTGCTCTCCAAACCCGATCGTTCCTGCGAACTTCGCCATCCGGACCCGCTAGGACGGGCGGGTGAAGGTGTACTCGTCCTCGACGTTGTCGCGGAAGTAGTAGCCCTCGACCGGGACGGCGAGCACCTTCAGGGTCGAGCCCTTGGCGATCGAGAACGGCGCCTCGATCTCCGCCTGCGTGTCCCCGCGGCGGTAGATGACCCCCGCCGTGGTGGCCGGCGTGATGGTGCCCGTGTCGGCGTTGAAGCCGGGGCGCACCGGGCGGACCAGCGTCTCGCCGGCGTCGACGAACCGCACGACCAGCGCGGACCTGATCTTGACCAGGGCGCCGGAGAGGCGGGTCTCGAGCAGGTACTTGTACTGGTTGTAGTCGATGTCGAAGTCGTCGAAGAACGTCGTCTGGCCGCCGGCGTTCGTGCCGAGGTTGTAGTCCCGGAGGTTGACGATGATGCCCAGGAGGTCCTCCTCGGCCTCCATGACCTCGACCTCCTGGATGGCGGCCACGCCGATCTCCGCGGCGAGGTCCGAGGCCGTGCGGTACATCCGGCGGCCGTCGCCGTCCCGCGCGGTCAGCATCCGGATGAGGACCGGCGTCGTCGTGTAGAGCGTCGGGGAGCCCGAGCCCTTGTAGAACCGCATGTTCTCGAGCATGATGTCGACCATCTCGGCCGGCTCGAGGTCGCGGCCGATCGACACCGTCGCGGCGTAGAGGTCGTGGTCGTGCAGGATGGAGCGGATGCCCCGCCCGTCGACCGCGGCCTGCGGATCGCGGATCTTGTCCTCGTCGTCGAGCTCACGCCCGTCGCCGATCAGGATGCAGCGGGCCAGCTCCTCGTCGAGCATGAGCCGCATCTCGCCCTTGAGCCAGGCGACGATGTCGAGGTCCGTGATGTCGATGATGTCGTCACGGTCCAGCTGCTGCTTCTTGTAGATCGTGGTGGAGTCGGTGGTCCGCTTCGTGAGGCCGAACCACTCCTCCTTCTTGAAGTTGCCCTTGATGTAGCCGCGGGCGCGGGCGTCGTCCATCGTGATGTCGGCCACGATCGACTTGACGCGCGAGAAGGGGGTCGTCCGGGTCCCGTTGAGGACCGAGTTGACCCACTCCGTGCGCCGCTTGTCCCACTCGGGGGTGTTCTGGAGGGTCTTCGCGTCGGGGAAGAGGAGGTCGAGGTTCTCGACGCCGTGCGCGAGCGCGTACTCCTCCATGGCCGCCTTGAGCGACCCGCCCTTCTGCGCGGACTCCACGACCTTCTTGAGGTCGTCGTGGGAGATGGTGTGCCGCTCGCCGCCGTCGGACGCGCCGGCCCCGTTGCCGTTCTGCTGCTCGAAGAGGTTCCGGCTCATCTTCATGGTCTGCCCCTGCTCCTTGGTGTCGGTGTGCTCGGCCGAGCCCGTGCCCGTGCCGTCGTGCTTGGCCCCGCCAGCCAGCTCCATGGCCTGGCCGACCATGTAGTGGACGACGCTCTTCTGCTCGTCGGTGAGGCCGTCGTAGACCTTCTGGACGGTGTCGTCCGCGGCGTGCTCGACCTGCTGCTGGCCGGGCGCGGGGATCTGGATCGTCCCCGTGCCGCTCTGGCCCGTGGCGCCGTCCCCGTGGACGATGGGCTCGTCGAAGGTGATGACGGCCTCGTCCTCGATCGTGACGGTCTTGCCGTCCGAGTGCTCGAGCTGGATGTTGTCGATCATCGCCCCGGGGTTGGCCCCCGCGAGGACGAGCGAGACCTCGCGGATCAGCCCGTGGGAGACCTTCTTGGCGGCCTCCTTGAGCTGGTTCGCGAAGATGGACAGCGACTTGATGTCCTCGTGCTGGACCAGCGCCTTGGCCTGCTTCGCCGAGTTGGAGTCGTTGAAGTAGCCGTAGCAGTAGACGCCCTCGGCGCGGTGCTCGAGGACGGCCTTGCCCAGGACGTTGTCCGGGCTGGAGTGGCCGTGCTGCCAGACGAGCGGGACGGTGACCTGGTGCTGGTGCTTGAAGGCGTCGGGCAGGATCGTGCGCCCGTCCGAGCAGAGCACGTTGGCCTTCGTCGCCCAGCCCGAGAAGTCCGGCTTCGGCATGTCGCCCGCGGCGTGCATGAGCGAGTTGCTGGTGTCCCAGTACTCGTCCAGGGTCTGCGGGGCCCCCGTGGCGTTCGCCACCGAGGTCTGCATGGGGTGCTTGGCTCCCATTTTGATCTCCTTCTCAGTTCTTGGTGGCTGTTGCCAGTGCACGTTGCTTCTCCACCGCTGCGGAGAGGTTCTGCTTGACCCTTGCGATCGTCTTCTTGAGGCCTTCCACCGAGGTGTCGGACTTCTTCGACGACGAGGATCCACCGGAGCTCTTGCTGTCCGCCTTGGCCTTCGTGGACAGCTCCTGCTGGTGCTTGTCTCGGTACTTCTTGTCGTTCTTGGCCTTCTCGCGCTTGTCCGCTGCGGTGGGACCCTTCTTGGCGTCCTGCTCGGACTTGCGCGCCTCGGCCATCTTCTCCTTGAGCTTCTTGTTGAGCTCGTGGAGCTTGCCCTGGATCTCCTTGATCCGCTTGTCGACGTTGACCTTCTGCTCGTTGAGCTGGTCCTGAGTGAGGACCGTGCGGCCCGAGCCCGTCGAGACGGTGTAGGAGCTCCCCTTCTTGCGACCCTTGAGGTGACGAGTACGCATGTAGTACTCGTGCGCCTTGACGGGGTCGTAGGCGCCGCCGGCGTGCATCAGCACGTTGCCGTCAGGCGTCTTGATCTCCAGCCCCATCATCACCTCCCTCGTCGAGGTCGGCCAGGGCCTTGTCGATCTCGGCTTCGACCGCGTCGAGTGCCGAGTTCACCTCCTCGCCGCCTCCCCCCTCCGCTTCCTGGGGGACGTTGGCGTTGCGGAGCTCCTCGGCCTTCGGGTCCTGGGACGGCTTGAAGCCGATGATCCCTCGGAACTCGTTGGACGACAGGATCTCGTTGCGAGTGAGCTTGTCGGCGATCTCCGCCAGCTGAGCAACCGGGACCAGCTTGAAGCGGTCCAGGAAGTAGGTGATCCGATGTCCCTGCGTGCGCGCGGTGCGCGTGAGGAACGAGCGGTTCATCGCCTCGGTGACCGAGTCCATGATGGGCTGCACGGTGCGGTCGATGTAGTTCGCCATCGCTGCCTCGTCGGCAGTCCCGTCCATGACGGCCTTCGTCAGACCGAGCTGCTCGTAGAGCATGATCGTGAGGAACTCGATCTGCTTCATCAGGTTGTTCTCGACCGGGCGGTTGAGCTGGGTGATCTTCTCCGTGCCATCCGTGTAGGCGATGCCGTACTTCGTGCCGGAGAGCTGCTCCTCGATGTCGGCCCGGCGCTGGTTCGCCTGCATGCGGCGAGCGTCGGACTTGATGACGTACGGCAACTGGATGATGAGGTCCAACTTGCCCGACGCGGACTGCTGGTCCACGGCGTCGAGGAGGTTCAGCTTGGTGATGAGCCGCTGCAGCGTGGAGTTCGTCTCGTTCATCACCGCGTACAGCGGGTTCTCGACGATCGCCACCATGTTCTTCGGCAGCGTCACCTCCTTCCGCTTGCCGTCACGGTCGTCGTAGAGGCTCACCGTCACGTGTCGCGGCTTCCACGCTGTGATCCACCCCACCCGGAGCGACTTGATGTCGTAGCCCCCGGACAGACGCGGATCGAGGGTCGTGTCGACCGGCACGATGGCGCAGTGCCCCTTGTCGAAGAGGGTCAGTGCGATGTCCTGCCGGAACTGACGCGGTCCCTGATCGATGTTCGGCTCGGTCTTGAGGCAGTCCTGCAGCCCCGAGTCGATGTCCTCGACGTAGCGGTCTTCCTTGTCCACCCGGACATGCCGGATGCCCACCGACGCCACGTCGACCCCCAGCCTCACGTAGATGGAGGAGATGATCGAGCGCTCGTTGGAGAACGCCAGGCGAACCCGATCCGGGCGACCCACGCCATACCCCGTCGAGTACGTCTCGGGGTTGACGAAGTCGTCCTTGCGGTCGGTGGTCTGGAACGCGCTCCACGCGTGCTTCAGCCTGTCACTGATTGCCATGCATCACCTCCTTCTAGATGATCAGGAACGACATGTCGAGTTCGGCGACCTTGAGGTTGGCCCCTGCGGACTGGTAGGCCTCCACGATGAACGAATATGTACCATCCGTGGGCACCGTGAAGACACCATGCATCGAGGCTTCCCCGTACTGGTACTGCTGTCCGATGGCGTACGACTCACCTACGTGGCGGACCTCCACATCCGTCGCGGTGGTGGAGTTGTAGATGCGCAGACGCTTGTACGCGCCCACCAGCCCAGCCGTGGTCTGGTGCTGGACAAGCAACGAACCGTCGTACTTGACTTTCTGGCCCGCCTTGAGTCCGGGAAAGGACTTCCCGGCCGTAACCGCCACGTAGGTTGTTCCCGGCGCGATGTTCGGTCGGGGATCTGCCGGGCGGTACTGCAGCTCGGCAGTTGTCCCGTAGGCCGGGCCGACGTCGCCCTTGTCGCCCTTGATGGACGAAAGCAGGTTGCCTTCGAAGCCAGTGTAGATCGAGTTCCGGATCGCCGTGGCTCCCGAAGGAACCGCGAAGACTCGAAGATCGACCACGTCACCTGCAGTGAAGCGGACCATCGCCGTGCCGCCCAGGACGTTGTCGGCACCAAGCGTCTGATCGTCAAGACGACGGAACTCGACTCCGGCCTTGAATACCGACATCACGTAGCGACCAGCCACCGCGGTGCTCAAGGACGGACCGATGGCCATGGTCCCGGAGACCCGATAGCGACCGGTCTTGTTGATGGTGATCTGTCCCTGTTGTGGGCCGATGGTGACATCGGTCAGGGTGTTGGTCTGGCTGAACGGAAGAACCGTCCACGCACCCGACGCCAACGCGGTGTCTGATGCCGCATCGTTCCTGTGCATCTGCCAGCCGGCGATGTCGGTGGCCTGCGGGATCGTCCCCGCGTCGCCTGTTGCTCCCTTGTCGCCTACCGGGCCCTTGTCACCCGTGGGCCCCTTGTCGCCGACGACGCCCTGGAGGCCTTGGATGCCCTGATCGCCCGTGGGGCCCGTGTCTCCCGTGAGACCCTTGTCGCCGGGAAGTCCCTGCGCGCCCTGATCTCCTGCAGCGCCCTTGTCACCCGTGGGTCCCTTGTCCCCGAGAGGGCCCTTGTCTCCGACGGGGCCAGGCTCTCCCGGTAGGCCTTGGTCACCATCGGGCCCTGGAGCTCCCTGAAGACCTGGAAGGCCTCGTTCACCCTGCGGCCCGACCTCTCCAGCCGGTCCAGGTTCACCCTGAAGCCCTGGGGCCCCATCTACTCCTGCCTCCCCCTGCGGACCAGGATCACCATCGGGTCCCTGGAGTCCGACCGGACCCTGGTCGCCGTCAGGACCCTGCTCTCCTGGGAGGCCCTGAGGCCCCTGGTCCCCAACGGGTCCTTGGAGTCCAGGAAGGCCCATGGGGCCAGCCGGACCAGGTTCTCCGTCGGGGCCTCGCTCGCCCGGATCCCCTTGAGGTCCGGGTTCTGTGCCTGCAGGTCCTGGGTCACCGGCCTCTCCCTTGTCGCCCTGGTCTCCGACGGGTCCCTTGTCACCGGGCTCGCCCTTCTCTCCACGATCTCCCTGCGGTCCTTCCGGACCGATGGGCCCGGGGTCGCCCGTGCGCCCGCGCGCGCCCGTGGTGCCGGTGTCGCCGGCAGGACCCTGGGGGCCCATGGGGCCCGGGTCGCCGCGAGGTCCACGATCGCCGGTGGGGCCCTTCTCCGTGCCGGCCGGACCGGGATCGCCGGTCTCGCCCTTGTCACCCGTGGGGCCCTTGGCCCCGTCAGGCCCGCGGACGCCCACCTTCTCGAACGTGACCTCGATCTCCGTGATGTCCTGGTGGACATCGACGGAAATATCAGTGACGTGAGGTTCGACGGTGACGAAGACGTCATCCACGCTTGACCACCTCCCGGTCGAGCCTCAGGATGCCGCGGAGCACGCGGACGGGATCACCCTCGGAGGGGTGGATCTCGCACTGGTACATCGCCCGGTCGAAGTCGTAGCGCGCGGTGACTTCCGGCGGCACGTTCACGAAGAACGACCCCGCCTCCTCGTCCACCTCGATGTAGTTGTAGGTCCCGAGATCCACCAGCGCGCGGCGGTCGACCGGGTTGGCCCTCGCCTGCAGGATGACCCTGCACCCCGTGAGAGGATATGGCGTCTTGTTGCCTGCCTCGTCCTTCTGGCTCACGTGCAGCCGGAAGCGGAACGGCATGCCCTGCTCGATCGTCATGTTCGTCGGGAGCATCTACTCGAACGCCTCCTTGTGCGCCTTCCAGGCGATATAGGCGTCCATGAGGGCCGCCACGTTGTCGATCTTCTCTTCTTGACGCATCTTGAAGAGCTTGCGATTGCCGTTCGTGTCCTGCAGGGTGATGCAGTTGCCCATCGTGAAGGTCATGAGGGCCTGGTCGAAGATGAGCTGCCGGTCCTCAGAGAACTTCTTCAGCTCACCAAGGGGGACGGACTCCGTCTTCGCGCCCTGCGGCACCTTCTCGATGGCGTAGGGCCCGTTCTCCATCGTCCAGCGCTCGACGAACTGCTTGGCGTTGTACGGGTCGTACCCGAACGCCCGGACGTCGTACTCCGACAGCTGGATGAACTGGTCGACGTCCTCGTACACCTCGTCGATGTCGAGGGTTGTCCCGTCCATGATGAACAAGGAGCCCTCGTCGATGAACTCCTTGTACTTCGCACGCATCGCGGGCGCGAGGCGCAGGAGCGTCCGCTCGGTGATGTAGGACCGGGTCTTGACGCCGAACCCCACCGACAGCGGAAATATGAACGTGAAGGCACAGAAGTCGTCACCTTGCGAGAGGTCCGCTCCCATCGCACACGGGATCCCCCAGAAGTCGGTGGGTCGGTGCGGAAGCGTCTCTTCGTAGGTGAAGAAATATGTGTAGCCCTCCATGGGGATGCCGAAGCGCTTGGCCAGGATGTCATTCCTCGCCGCCGGCGCCTTCTCAGCACGCTCTACGTCCATCTGGTAGGTCTCGTAGGAGACCGTCTGGCCGAGGTTGGGCTGTGCCTTCACCCACATGGCCGGATCGGCCACCTCCTCCAGCTCATCCAGCTTGTAGTGCCAGATGGAGATGTGAGGAGCGACGTACTCGCCCTTGAGGATGTCCGCGAGCTCGAGCTTGATCGTGTCGCCAGACCCGTTTCGGACGGTGCCTTCCGAAGATATGGCGATGATCAGGTAGTCGTCCAGCTTGGACGCCCCCTGCTCCACGGCGCCCACGACATCCTCACGAATATCGCCTGAGAGCCACTCATCGATCGTGGAGATCTTGGGGCGGAGCCCCTGCAGCTTGGCGATGGACATCGGGCGAATCTCGACCAGCGACCCGGTCAAGAAGTTCTCGATGCCCTTCTTCGTGGACGCGAGCTTAACTCGCATCGCCTTCGATCCCGTGGTGTTCTGCAGGGAGCCCTCGGTGAGGAACCGGTACAGGGGTCCGCGTGCGCGCGTGATCGACGTCCGCATCGGCGACATGACCTCTTCGGCCTGCTTCATCGTCGGCGCGGTGGTGATCTGATGTGTGGTCGCAGTGTCCACGTTGGCGAAGTACGACTGGATGCACATGGCGTACATCGACTTGGCTCCACCTCGCGCCACGATGAGGTACTGCTTCACCGTGAGGCGCTTCTTCACCGTCCGGGTCTCGTAGTGGCCGGAGCCGGAGCCGTCGGGCACGAAGACCGACCGGTCCACGTAGTACCACCACCCGAAGATCTGCTCTGCCCACAACTTGAACGAGAAGAGCAGGTGCAGATCCGAGCCGTCGGTGAGCGTGAGCTCTCCCTCGCAGAAGCGGATGAAGCCCTCGATCGCCTGGTCGTCATAGAAATATGCCGGGTTGGCGATGAGAGCGTCGATCCGGTTCATCTCCATCGAGATCTCCCGATTCACGGGGATCCGGCCGGCGAGGACGGCGTCTCGGAACTGCCCGTAGTAGATGGGCACAGCGGTGTTGCTCAGGGCCATGTCCACCTCCTTACTTGTCGAGTCGGTACTCCATCTTCAGCATGGACGCCCCGGGATTGCCGGTTACGGTGAAGCCCATCTTCTCGTAGATGTGTCGAGCGTCGGCGGTCTCCGAGTCCACCCGGAGAGTGAGCTTCTTGACGCCCATGGCCTGTCCGTGGTTGATGGCGCTGGCGAAGACCGCCTGCCCATACCCACGCCCGCGGGACTCCTCGTTGACACCGAGCCAGGCCAGGTAGAGCTCGTCCTGGCTCTTGCGGATGAACCGCCCGTTGCCGACTGCCACTCCGTTGGCGGATATGACGAGGTCGGCGCTGTGCTGGGTCTTCTCCGCCGATGCAGCACTGAAGAACGCCTTGGTTCGCGCGGTCATCCCCGGTGCCTGCTTCGTCACCGTGAGGACGTCCCCGTTGGGAAGCGTTCGAGAGGTCTCTCCCGGTCCGAAGCCCTCCAGCGTGCCAGCACGTTCCTTCCGGACGCCCCACTTCATGCCCTTGACCCCGAAGTGGACCAGGGCCTCGCCGAGCTCGAACTCCTGGGTCTCTCCGAGGCGCGCCACGAGCTCTACCTCGGCCGCATGGCGGCTCGAGCAGCCGCATCGATGGCCGCAGCGCCGGCCTTCTTCTTCGCCCGGGAGTTCCCCGCGTTGGCCATGGCGTTGTCGACCGCCTTGGTCGCCTGCTGGTTCACGACGCGGTTGATCTGCTGCTTACCGGTCTGACCCAGGAGCTGGGCGACGAACTGCTGCCCCTTGCTGGGCGGAGCGGCGGTCAGCTGACCTACCTGGCGCTCGAGGTTGAGTCGAGTCGCCAGGTCCTGCAGCTCCTTGTTGGAGAGCGCGTGGGTTCCGCTCTTCTCGAGGACCTGCCGGGTGCGCGCGGCTCCGACGGCGTCCTTGTGGGGCTCGAAGCCGGCACCGCCCTTGGTGGCGACAGAGGCTCGGCCGGACTTGGTGATGCCCGTCTGGACTTCGACCGTCCCGTCCGCGCTGGTGTCACGCTTGCGGACGCCCCACTTCATGCCCTTGATGCCGTAGTGCTCCAGGAAGCCGGCTCCCAGCACCTCTGCCTCGAACTGCTCCATGCTCACCGCCCTCCTGTCCAGTTGTTCTCTTCCGCCTTGACGTTCAGACGGAACTCCAGCTCTGCGATGATCTTCTCGAACGCCTGGATGGTGTACGAGTTGGCCGGCGGATCGAAGACCAGCCGGGTCTTGAGGCCGACGTACGTCAGAACTTCGGACAGCAGCGGGTCGTTCCCGATGAAGTCCTTCCATTTTGACGTTCTGCCGGCGATGCTGAACCCGTCCTCCGGACCGACCCCCAGCTGGTGGAGGGTGGAGAGGGCCGAGTTGATGCCGATGATCACATCGAGGTCGAAGGCGTCGTAGTCCGGCGCCAGACCGAGCAGCTTCTTCGTGTCGTCGAGGATGCTGCTCTCCCTCGGATCCGTCTCCACCTCCTCGGGCATGACCTAGTCGTCGCCCTCGTCCGGCAGCACCCCGACCGGGCGGGGACGCCGCTGGGGGTCGGAGCCGTCGGGGTTGAGGCCGGCGTCGACGAAGGCCTCGCGCAGGTTGGCGTCGATCTGCGCCTTGTCGGACAGGAACGCGTTCTCGAGCGCGCGCTGGTCCCTGATGTACTGCTCCTCGCGCTGCTGGCGGGCGAGGTTGAACGGGGCCGCGGTGGTGTGCCGCAGCTCGTTGTAGGCAGCGGCGGTGTAGTCGCTGCCCCGGTCCCTCTGGTCGGCCATCTAGATGTACCTCCGGACGGCCACGCGATCGGGCCGGTAGTCGATGTTGAGGATGTACGGGCCACCCTCCGAGCCCTGCGAGAACACCTTGCCGCCGCCGAGGGCGATGGCCACGTGCTTGGGCACGCCGCCGCCCTGGTCGCCGTAGAAGACGAGGTCGCCGACCTTGATGTTCTTGTCGTGGCGGACCAGCTTGCCCCGGGTGATCTGCGTCCCGGTGTAGCCGCGCTTCCAGTCCTCGCCGTTGACGAGGTCGCGGACGCCGTAGGTGCGCGCGATGGCGTCCCACAGGATCCACGTGGAGCTGGAGGAGCAGTCCGAGTAGGCCGGCACCTCCCCGCGCGTGATGGTCAGCTTGCGGTCGATGCCCTGCCAGCGGCGGGCGTCCTGCGTGTAGTGGCAGTAGTCCCGCTTGCGGACCATCATCGTGGTGGACTTCTTGATGAGCTGCCGCGCGTGGGCGGCGTGCTGATCGGACAGACCGGAGACGCGCCCGCTCATGAGCCCACCTCCCGCGTCTCGAAGGGAGCGCCCGGGTCGGGCATGTCGTCGTGGTCGAGCACGATGTCGGCCCCGTCCGGGAGCGCCAGCTCGGCGACCTCCGGGTCCAGGCCGTCGCCGTCGTCCTCGAAGTCGGCCTGGAGCGAGGGGTCGTCGTCCAGGGCGTCGCCGGTCATGAAGTTCTTGTCGTCGGGCATGCGTTCTCCTCTCACCACAGCTTCGTGTCGCCGGGTGCTCGTTCCACAGGGGGTCTGCGAAGTTGATAGTTGCCGTAGTGCAGCTCGTTGTGGGTCTTGTGAGAGACGCACACGAGGTTGTCGGGGTCGATCATCACCTCGTCGCCCGAACGGATGTCATCCGGGGTCAGGGGGTTGATGTGGTGGACCAGGAGCCTCCAGGGGATCTCGTAGCCGGGAACTGCGAGGTCGCAGCCCATGTCACGGACGATCACCTCACTTCGAGCGCGCTTCCACTCTTGAGAGGTGTAGAATCCCTGGCCCAAATAACGGTCAAAGCCGAACGTGGCCTGACCGACACGACCACCGAGCTTGAGGTACTCGAACCGCTCTTCCCAGGTGGCCAACTTGACCATCTCGGCGTAGGACCTAGTCGCCGACATCGAACTCCGGCGGTTCGGGCGGTGCCACGCCTGAATACGAGCGCATGGCGTCCAGCGCCTCCTTGTACATCGCCTCAACTCGCTTCTGGCCTTCCATCGCCTCGATGCGAGACTGAGTCAGCTTGTTCTCGTACTCCAGACGCTGCTGCTCGAGGAGCTCACGACTGGATCCGAGCTTGAGGAACTGCGTGATGACCTGCGACGAGGCTACACCGGACCGCATCTGCTCCTCAGCGACGTCCATCGCCAAGGATACGAGCTGACGCTCACGTTCCTCTGGGGTTGTGGCCGGCTTACCCCGCCTTCTGCCGTCTCCATTACCTGTTAGGCGGGCCACCGATCACCTCCTGAGTGGGTTCCCCCGGGGTTCTTTAGACTTTGTTTGAGGGAAATATGCCCCCGGGGCATTTTTTGGGAGCCGGGCGATGGGGGGTGGGGGGTGTTTTTCGCAGACCCCCCTCCCCTACCCTTTCGCCCTCACGTCTCCTTCTGCGACACGACGATGCATGCCTGAAGGATTGACGTCGACGATCTCTTCGATCGCGTCTTGGATCGCCTGTGCCTGGTCGGCCTCGCTCAGCTCACTCGATGTGATGACGACACGAGCGAGCAGGCCTGCCGAGTGGTAGCCATGGGTGATGTCCCAAGCAAACCACTGATCGAACTGCGTGAACGGATCGAACGGGTTGTCCACGGTGGTGAGCATGTACTGCGTGCGAGGCTCAGCCTGCGTTGTCATCGAACTTTCATCAGACTGCTGGGCCACGCTACTCACCTCCTATGTCCACGTTCGTTGTGAGTGTGCTCACCGACACACCTAGCTGCTTGGCCACCTCTGCCTGTGTGTAGCCGTTGGCCAGCATGGCTCGAGCCCTTGTCTTCTTGGCTCCAGTCATGACCTTGGCTGCACGTGGTGTGGCCAGCTCCTTCACTCGATCGAGGTCGGAGTTGTTGAGGATCTGGTTGAGCTTGGTCGGGGCCAAGGCACCAGCCTGGATGGCTTCCCACTCACGGTCTGTGAGCTCGATCCTCTGCTTCCTCGCACCAGTGCGCAGGCGCATCTCTGCCTGTGCTTGGTTCTCGATCTTCTTGATGTCGCTTGGCTCGAGGTTCGGGTTGGCGGCACGCTTCTCCCTGACCACGGCGTTCGCAAGCACCTGGGCTTGTCTCTCCAGGGGGGCGTTCTGCTTGGCCAACGTCAACTTGGCGTTCAGCGACGCCACCTCAGCTGAGTACACACGCGCTGCACTGGACGTCTTGCGCATGGGGGTCACTGTGGTGCTGGCCTTACGGATGTCGTTGGCCAGGGCCTTCATCCGATTGGCGTGGTCTGCGTACACACCCTCCATCACCGTGCCAGAGGACAGGCTGTGAGCATCGTCTACCTCAGCCAGCTTCGTGGACTTGGTGGTCTTGCGGACCAGCTTGCCCTTCTTGTTCTCGAACTCGGCCCCTGTCTCACGGAAGATCTTCCTTCCTGTGGACGGGTCGATCTGGAAGCCCTGCTTGCGCTCAGCCACGTCGATGCGTGAGGTGGCCCTGGTGATCAGGGTCGAAGCGCCGCCTGCCTTCCTACCCTGGTACTTCTGCATGAGGGAAGGGATGCCGTTGTCTCGGGCAGAGGCCTGCCAGTCCAGCTTGTGCTTCTTGGCGTCGATGATCACCATGGAGTGCCGCACTGCACGAGCGAGCTCTCCTGTGCTGGCGCCCTGCAGGGTCATGTCCGAGATCAGGTTGGTGACGTACCCCATCTCCTGCTGATCCCGACCCTTGACCGCATCGATCAGCGTCATGCCCTCGTACTGAGGGTAGGAGCGCTTGGGGTCGAAGTTCTTCAGACCCTCCAGCGCCGGCGTCGACTTGATCTGCCCCTTGTTGTTGGGGATGACCAGGACCGTGTCCCCATCGAAGTCGGCACCAGACAGACGCTCCGCCACATCCGGGTGGATGCCGATGGCGTCTCGAGCGTTGCCCAACAGATCGATGGCCGGCTTGTGCCGGTTGTTCACCGTCAGTTCGGGGATCTCGAAGGTGCCGGCGTGCGGGTACCGGACGAGGGCCACACGATCACCGTTGTCGTACTTCGGTGCGTAGACCTCGGTCGGCTTCATCGAGGGCACGGGCAGCAGGACGTGCGTGGCCTGACCAGGCAGGGCCGCCGCAACGAGCTTGTTGCCCGCAGCATCGGTGTCCTCGGCCAGGGACTCGAGCAGACGCTTCTTCACCGACGGGTTGGTCAGCTTCGAGATCTCCTCGAACTCGGCACGCTTGCGCTCGAGCATCATGTCGAGCTGCTGCTTGGCCAGCTCGGGGCTCTGCTTGGACAGCACCTGGGAAGCGAGGGACTTCTTCCACGTCTCCCAGCCGCCCTCGAGCCCCATGCCCTCCTTGGAGGACACGATGTTCATCGCCGAGGTGAGGTTTCCCTTCTCGTCGGTGAACTGCTTGATGACGGCACCGAACGGGTTGTCGGGCTCGTCCTTCAGCGGCTTCATGGCGTCCAGCGGGTTGTTGGACCGCTTCTTGTTCGTGTTGAACACGAGGTCGACGCCGGCAGGAAGGTCGTCCTTGTAGATCGCCATGCCCTTGAGGTAGTGCGTACCTTCTACGGCGATGCGGACCTGGCCATAGCGGTTCGACCCGATGGAGAGGTCCTTGACGCCGGGGCGGACGTAGATCACGCCGTCAGCGTCGGTACCGCCTTCCTCAGCCCACCGGACCTTGATCCGGGACGCCGAGATCTGCAGAGGGGGCTTGACGCCCAAGAACGAGGATCCGTGATCCTGGGTGCTCTCCTGGATCTGCCGGACCTCGCCACGACGAGCGAAGACCTCCTTGGAGGTGAGGTGGCCCGGAGCCAGGACGATCTGCGTGGTGTCCAGGCCGGTGCCGAGCTGCCGGACCTTGATGTAGTGGACCCGGTAGCCCTCTTCCTTGAGCTGCGCCACGGCGGTCTTGAAGCGGTCAGGAGAGACACCCACGCTGAGCTCGGCGCCTGTGCCGATGTCGACGAGGGTCTTGTCCTCCACCTGTCGCTTGAGCATCTCGGCCGTGTTCTGGATGACCGAGGCCTTCTGCGCGGCTCCAGGAGCCAGCAGAGTGCGCACCGAGGACTCGTTGATGCCCATCTCCCGACCGATGGCCGAGGGCGACATCCCCTTGTCCTTCAACTTCTGCGCGTGGTTGATCTTCTCCTGCCGCTGCTGGTTGCGAGCGATGGAAGTGAGCGCGCGGAGATCGGAGGTGTTGAACTTGTGCTCGGGCGTCGAGAAGCCCCGAGCGATCTCCGGATCGGACAGTCCCTGTTCCCGCAGCTCGGCCACGGTGTCGAGGAACATGCGGTTGCGCGTGGACTGGGTCTCGCCCGAACCCCACGGGTAGCGGCCCGACTTACGGAGGATGCCGTAGTGCGCCAGGTAGTCCTGCTCCGCCATCTTCACGCTGCACCCTCCTCTCGCAGTTGGTTGATGATCGCGTCGAACTCCACGATGCGGTCCATGATCTCTCTGATGAACTTGGGGTCTGCCGTGTAGACACGGCACCGACCGTGTTGGTAGATGCGCAGCTCGATCTTGATGTCGAACGGGTCCACCCCGTACTCGAGGCAGAACAGAGCGGCGTAGATCTCGAGCTGATGTTCCGAGGTGGGCGAGTCTCCGGTCTTGAGGTCGGAGATGCGCAGACGCTTGTATCGGAACGAGATTGCATCAGCCGTGCCGAAGCAGTTCGGGGAGTAGTAGAGCAGCTGCTCTGGCTTCATCCGGTACTGGATGCACTGGTTGATGTACATGCCGAGAGTGGTGGTCTCGTTGTCCTGCACTTCCTTCTCAGCAATGGCCACCGCTGCGTACTGGTGGTCAAGGACGCCGGCCTTCGCTGCCTGAGCTGTGCGCCACCGAGCCATGAGGCGCTCGGGAGTGTAGCGGATCCAGTGGTAGGAGCTGGGACTCAGGAACGAATGCCGACCGTCAAGATGTGAGTGCTCGTTCCAGCGCAGCGAGCACCTCCTCTTCGTTCTCGGGGCAGATCATCGCGGCGAACGACATGTCGTCGAGCGTCGAGAGGTAGTGCTGCTGGTTCGGCTGGAAGCCCGCGGTGGCTGAGGCCTTGACCTCGAGAGCGCCCCACCGCAGACCGTGGAAGACGGACAGGTCGGGGACACCCTGCTGGTACACCGGGTCGTTCTTCAGCACCATGCAGCCCGGGAACCGGACCTTGATGCGCTTGATCAACCCGGCCTGGTACTTCGCCTCTGGTGTGCTCATCCAACCTCCCAAAATCATAGGGCTTGCTCTTACCCCTTCTATTACAATCCGCGAAAAACCGCTAGGCCAGTATCTAAACTTCGAGAACCTCGAACATCTGGTACGTGGGCCAGGTGTAGGTGTGGTTCATGATCGCCAGGACCACATCGGTCTCGAGCAGCCCGTTGGCCTTGGCGCACTCCCACGAGTTGATCCACTGCTCACCGCTCTTCCGGTCCATGATGGGCCGATCGATCTGCTTGTGCAGACGAGACTCGAACTGGTGCTGGTAGCGGACCATGAACCACAGGGGACGCCAGGCCAGGTTCTCCATCCGGTTGTCCGCCCTCATGCCGTTGAGGTTGATCACTGAGTCGAAGAAGTCGGTGGGAGGCGGGGGAAGGAAGTTCTGGGCCACCAGGTGGGACACCACTCGAGAGTGCTGCTTCCTCTCGCCGTCCTTCATCATACCGACGAACACCACACCCGACTGGTTGCGGCTGGTCTTGAGGATGCGGCCTGTCCTACGGTTGCGGACATTGCCCATGTCCGAGATGTCGTACCTCGAGAACTCGGGGATGGGCTTCCAGTTCTCCATGAATGCCTCCATTTTGAGATTTCCTTTCAGGCCTTGTGCTAGACACCAGCCTTGTGGGTGGGATGTGGCGCGTAGACGCTATTCTGTCAGTTTGTCAGATCTGAGGGCCCAAAAAGACTTTCTACAGATCGTATTCAATATCTAACATATACTTATTGATCGCGGGTAGGAAAAGTATATAGTCAGAAAACTGACATAGCCCGAATAGGGCACAATCCCCTGCAAAACAGCACTTTTTGCTCAATCCGCTGCTGACAAGAAAACTGACAAGAGCCCCAAATCACCCCCAAACCAGGGCTCCGACGGCCCTCTCGTTGAAGTCCTTCTTGGCCTCGATCGTGGCGCGTACACGCTTGTCAATCCACTGATCTGCCTCCAAGCTGACATAAAGCAGCCGATCGTACGGCGTGTTCAGCCGGTCGATTCGACCGTGCGCCTGCTCCCAAAGCTTGTACGAGTAGGGGTACGACCAGAACAACATCGTGTCCGTCTCGATGCAGTTCCACCCTTCGGCCCCCGCGGCATACTGGACGAGGTACACCCACTGGCGCCCCACCGGCAAAGGCTCATGACGGTGGCCGTTCCACTCCTTCACCTCATAGTCCTTGCCCAACTCGCGCAGGAGCTCCAGCTCGTAGTTGTAGTTGTAGAAGACGATCACCCGGAGCTTCTCTTCCACGAGCTTCCTCACCTCGTCCAGCCGGCTCCGGTCCGTGCCAAGGACCTTCCGCACCACCTGGATCACCTCACCCATGTCCCGCAACGGGCGATCCTCGTACGGGTTCCACCGCTTCTTCGTGACGAGCTGTAGGAGCTCCTTGTCGTACCCGACTTGAACCACCTTGGCGATCCGCTGGGTGGTCCGCTCCATGGGCATCTCCACGAGGATCGAGTCGCGCAGCTTCTCCAGCTTCTCCTCGTCCATGTAGCCCCGCACCTTGGGGTACCGCGTGTACGGCTCGTAGAGGACGTGCTCCAACTTGAACCGGGTCCGGGTGCGGAAGAACCCGTTGGCCATGAACACGGGCAGGTAGTCCAGCCAGGTGTCTCCCGGCGTGGCCGACAGCATGATCCACGGTGCCCCCGACCGAGCGATCTTCAAGAAGGCCTTGACCCACGTCCCCGATCCCACG